TGAACACGAAACAGGTCTGGCAGTTGATTTGGATGGCTGTCCAATGATTGACGGCGTTAGGAATGACGCAGGAGAAAGATTGGAATTGAGAAATGATTTTGAAACATTGCCGGAATACCAATGGCTTAAAGAAAACGCGGCAAAGTATGGCTTTTATCAGAGCTTTACAGCGGAAAATCAAAACAAAACTGGTTTTCCGGCGGAAGGCTGGCACTGGAAATTTAAATATAGCATATGGCAAAAATAAAACCTATAAAAAAAGAAAAGGTTAATATAGGAAAAGGTAAAGGATTTTTTAAATTCAAAGGAAACGATGGAAAGATTTATCGTATGGGATTAAAAGAGAAGGAATTTTGTGAAAGATACTTGGATTTTAGCGGGAATGGATCAGAAGCGGCAGCAGCGGTTTATAAATGCAAGAACGCGAGAGTGGCGGCATCTATGGCTTCGCGTTTGTTAACATCTGTTAATGTTATTGCATATATTGATTTGAAATTAGAAGAAAGAGGATTTTGCGATGAAAATGTTAAAAAGCAGCATTTATTTACGCTTAATCAATTTGCTGATTTGGGCGCAAAAAATAAAGCAATTGATATGTTTTACAAGCTTAAAGGGGAGTATGCGCCAGAAAAGTTGCAGGTTGAGCATGAATTTGATAATGTTAGCGATAAGGAACTCGCTGAAATGGAAAAGACACTTATTGATTTTTTATTAAAAAAGTAAAAAATCCGCTGCTAAAATTTTTATGGAGATAATTAAGGTTCATTATAAAATTTCTAAACCAGTTAAAAACTGGAAGGAAATTGAAAAAGAAGCATTGGAGTTGCTTCGTTATTTGCATTTTGGGAACTTCAAAGGCAACTGGAATAAGGCATTTGCTATTTCTCATTGCCAGGTTTCAGAAACTCCATATGCGTTTTTTGTAGTGTCGCAGGATGTCTTAGCTGAAAAAATGTTTGAGAGTTATTTTATTATTAACCCGGAAATAATTGAAGCGCCGGCGACAAAAGACGTGGCAGGGAATAAAGTGCCAAATGAAGTTGAATATGAAGAGGCATGTATGAGCTTTCCTTTCCGTTTAGCAAGAAGGATTAAGCGATATGATTATATAAAAGTTAGATATCAAATTCCTACCTGGCACGGATTAAAAACAATTAAGCGTGAATTAAAAGGCATTGCCAGCGAGATATTTCAGCACGAATACGACCATTTACAAGGCAGAAATATCTATTTTGAGAGCGAAACGCCGGTAAAATGGTGGGAATTGATTGGCAAAGAACGCTCAAAGGGCGGAACTTCGCTTGAGCCGGCAGAAAGTTTAGGGCTGGAAAGAGCAAAAGAAAAGACTATTGACCCTACAAAATTAAAAGATTATGGCAAAAAAAATTGATCCAATTAAACAAAGAGTGCTTGATTTGTGTGGCACTACTGATAAAGATGTTGTATTAAGCAAATTGCGCACGATTAAAGAACAGAAAGTTAGCCGGTTAAAGCATAAAAAATATCGTTATTTTGTGCCAAATGGCAAAGGAGAGGAATATATCAGGCAAGTAGGCAGTGGAGATAATTTTATTATTTTATTCTCGGCGGCAAATGGTGTTGGTAAAACTACCACTTCAGCAAACATTGTCGCGCATATTCTTTGGGGAGAGGACAGCGAAAATCCTTATTTTGACTTGCCGCTTTTTAAAAACTTTCCTTATCCGAAAAGAGGAAGGATTGTTTCTGATCCAACTAACATTGAAAAAAACCTTATTCCTACACTTAAAGAGTGGTTTCCGGAAGGCAGATATAAGACCAGCAAGGCAGGAAAGCATTATGATAGCCTTTGGATAACTGATACTGGATTTGAGTTTGATATTATGAGTTATGAGCAAGATGTTAAGGAATTTGAAGCAGCAACACTTGGCTGGTGTATTGAAGAAAACGAGAGGGTTTTATTAGAAGATGGTCGTTGGTTGCCAATTAAAGACATCAAGGTTGGAGATGTTGTTTGGAATACTAATGATAATTATCGCAAAAAGAAATGCCGGGTAATAGCTAAATTTGATAAAGGCATTAAAGAAACAATTAGGATTAAAGTAAGAGGAGGACAGACAATCATTTGCACTCCTGACCATAAAATTTGGTGTTCAAATAAAAGAAAGTGGATTGAAGCCGGAAAATTAAAAAAAGGAGATAGATTATATTCTCCAAGTTTTCCTATTAATTTATTTAATACTTTTGATGAGGATTTAGCATTCCTAATCGGTGTTTGGATTGGCGATGGCTGGTTTAATAAATCGGTATTTGTATCTTGTGCTGATGATGTTTTATTGGCGGAAATAGAAAAAAGGGTTGAAAAAATATCTCATAAAAATAGATACGATTACCGAATTATTTGTAAAAAATTGAGAAACTATTTAATTTCGTCTGGTCTTTCAGGAAAAAAATCTGGAACAAAATTTATTCCTGATGTTTTTTTCAAAGAGGATAGAGCAACGATTGAATTATTAAGAGGATTATATTCTACCGATGGCTGGTTTTCTAATAATGGAATCGGATATGGGACGACATCAAAAAGATTAGCCGATGATTTAGTGCTTTTATTAAAAAACAGGGGAATTAAAGCCGGGATTTACAATAAAAAAAGACAAAAAGAAAATTGGAATGATCAGTATTTTGTTTTAATTTGTCAAAAAGATAGCATTATAAAATTTTGTGAATTAGTTGATGTTCCAAATAAGAAAAAGGAATTGAATAAAGTTTTAATGGAAGCCAAAAGAAGGAAAGGTAAAACTATTGGGAAGGAAAGAAAAAAGAGGGATACAAGGAGAGCTGTTTTATCGGTTGAGAATTTTGGCAAAAAAAGGGTTTATGATATTTCAGTTGAAGGAGAACATAGTTTTATCTGTAATGGGATAAGGGTTTCAAATTGTTGGTTTGATGAGCCGCCACCAGAGCCGATTTTCAAAGCAACAGTTGCTCGTATGAGAAAGGGCGGGGTAATCTTTATCTCTGAAACTCCGTTGTATGCCGCTTGGCTTTATGACCATATTATTGCCAACCCGGATAAGGACTTGTTAGCAAAAGGACAAAGGGTTTATGTAGAGGCTGATGTAGAAAGCGCTTGTAAGCAACATGGCATTAGGGGACATTTAGACCATTCTCACATTGAGAAAATGATTGCTGAATATACGGAGGACGAAAAACAAGCAAGAATTTATGGAAAATTCCAGCATTTAGTTGGTCTTCGCTTTAAGGCATTTAGCCGAAATGTCCATGTTGTCAGACCATTTGAGGTTGACCCAAGACGCTTTTGTGTTTATCACGCCCTTGATACACACCCACGAGTTAATGACGCCGGGACTTGGATTGCGGTTGATGAACAAGGCAGAAAGTTTGTTGTTGATGAGCTTTGGGAAAAATGCGTTGGCGGAACAGAAGAATTGGCGCAAAGGATTAAAAAGAAAAACGAGCAATACAGGATTGAGCGACAATTGCTTGAACCTTCGGCTTTTATTGAGGATCAGCATACAGAGCAGAGTTTAGCGGCAAAATTGGCTCATTACGGGCTTTTCTATGTTGAAGCGACTAAAATGAGGGCTATCTCTGATAAACGCATTGAGGACGCTTTGGCTTATCAAAAAATCAATGTTGGTGATGGGGAGGAATATATCAAGTATCCAGAACTCTATGTTTTTGATACCTGCCCGAGAACTATTTACGAATTTGAGCATTTGCGCTGGGACGAATGGCAAGGCAAGACTGCCGAGAAAAAGGACGTCAAAGAAAAGACCATTGACAAGGACGACCACATGATTGAAAACATTGGGCGTATTTTAATTCAAGAGCCACAATTTTATCCTATGCCACAAGCAGGAAATTCAGGGATTGCTGATGACCCTGACTATGATCCATTCCCAAAAACCCTTTAATTAAGTTATTCACAAGTTATCCACTTGACTTTTTCAAATAATAAAGTAATAATTAGATAGGCCGAATAGCCGCCATGATATAATAAAAGACATGAGAATAACCACCTACAAAGTTGACAATTATCGCAATTGTCCGGTGTATTACAGAAATTTTGGTCATTGCTTTGAGTATCTGGCAATAATCAATGGTGAAATATACACAGCGCATATCTCGGTTATTCCGACGTTTATCAACCGCTTGCTTCACTTATTAAGAATTGAAAAATCAGAATACAGTCGCCAGCAACAGGAAAAAATTCTTATTCAGTTGCGTAGAATGGCTGAAACAACTATTGATTTTATTTTAGGTGATAAAAAAGAGGAAATAAAAACATAAAAAAATGCCACAATCATTTGAAAATTGTATATCAAAAGGCGGTCGTGTCCGCACAAAAAGAGTTAACAAAGACCAATATATTAAAATTTGTTTTTTGAATGGGAAGAGTTATCCCGGCGAAGTTCATAATTATAAAAAACTTTCGCGCAAACAAAAATAATAAAAAAATAATAATAAAAAAAGCATAACTGGAAATTCGCCAAATTTTACCAGCTATGCCAAATAAAAAAATACAAGAAACAGAGCCAACACGAAAGCTAACACCATTTGAGGAAGAAGCAAACAAGTTGGAAAATCGGGATTGGAAATCATTGATTGATCAGGTTGAGGCGGAATATCAGCTGGCGTGGTGGTTTATGAGGCCCAAACTTGATGAATGGGCTGTGCGTCTAAAAATTTATAATAATCAAAAGCGCGACAAAGATACTATTGGCGATCCTTTGCTTTTTACTATCCACCAGACCGTATTGGCTTCGCTTTACAGCGACCGATTGGGGGTGGATTTTTTAGGTAGAGAAGCTGGCGATGAAGAAGTAGCGGAAAACTTGAACGCAATGGCTGAATTTGATTATGACGAAATGGAAAAGGATATTTTAGATTATGAATGGGATTGGGACGCTTCATTCTTTGGCAGAGGACTTTTGCTTAATTTTGAATTTGACCGAAAACTGAAATGTCCGGCACCAGAAGTTATTGATCCTATGACATGGTTGCGTGATCCACGCGCCACTTC